TCGTCAGACGGCTCGTGAGCGTGGTTTGTCGTCTGAGTTGTTGTCTCCGTTTACTGGTGTCCCTGAGGGCGTTATGTTTGGCGGTCAGTACGCTGATGTGGACACTGCTGGACTTCAACAACAAGCTCTTAACAGGGCTTCTCAAGAGCGCACATCAGCTAATAGTTTAGCTCAAAGTTTAGCTTTAGCTAACAGAGATTTTACGCAACTTTCTGAAGCTCAAAAATTAAATTTACAAGCTCAAGGTATTGATCCTAATACAGGCGAATATCTACCATTTGATCCAACTAACCCATATGCAGGCATGAGTCCTGCACAAACTTTAGCTGCTATGCAAGCAGACAGAATACCATTAGCTACTCTTGTTTCTTCTATAGGGTTACCGCGAGAAATTGTAGCAGACATTTTCAACACGTTAAGAGGTCAACGTCAAGAATTTACTGATGAAAACATTATGTCTGTTTTAGGAGCTAACCCTGATGTTACTCAAGCTCAAATAGCAGGTTTATTAGAATTACAAGCTAATACTCCAATGACAGATTTTATTACTTCTGGCGAAAATTTGGATGCTATTAACAATGAAGGTTTAAACAATATTGCAGATGCTGCTCAAAGTCCAACTTTTGATGATGAATTTTCTGTTGGTGGCACACGTGGATCTACGACTTTTGGTCCAGACACAGATGAGTTTGGTGGCATAGCTTTGCAAGAACAGAACTTTAACGATGAGAGAGTTGCCATATACGAATTGATTGGTCCTGGCAGGCCGTATGATTCTTTAGAAAATTTAATAGTAAACATGGAACGCACTTCAGGTAGCCCTTTTGAATTTATGACCGATGATGAAATACGAGCAGAATACGAAGCTTTTATACAACTTTAGGGCTATTTTATGACTCCATTAGAAAAAGCTCTAAAAACAATTAATAAACCTTCTGTGCTTCCTGGAACGGGACAATTAACCCCTTCTGGGAATAATCCTTTAGCAGGAGGAATAGGAAAAACAGGCAAATTTGGTGCCGATTTAGCTAAAAGTTTTTCTTATAAAGTGCCTGAACCTGAAGGTGGAGATATTAATTTTGGGGGTATTTTTGGAGACATCATAGATGTCATAGACACTCCTCGCGCTGCAATAGCATCAACTATTCAAGAGGTTGTAGATGTTTTCCAAGGTGAAGGTTTTTCTCCTAGCGATTGGTGGAAACAAACTTCAAACAATCATTTGTTCGGTCAAATTATGCGTGATGTTGGAGTTGATTTACCAGGTCCTTTAGATTTCGTTTTAGGTACAGGTTTAGACATTGCTTTTGATCCTTTAACATATTTAGCTGGTGCAGGGGTAGCGGCTAGATTAACTAAAGCTGATGATGTTGTACGAGCTTTGCGTGAAGGGTCAGCAGCAGCTAAAAAACTTGGAGATACTACAAAAGCAAAAAAACTATTTGAAGCATCTGAAAAGGTTAGAAAATCTAGAAGCGTACTTTCGGCAGGTAAAGAAGGTTTACAGGAAATAGGGATTAGTCCAGGTATGAGATTAACACTTCCTGGCACAGGTCGTCTTGGTCGTAACATTATTGAAAAGCCTTTAGATTTTGTTTCAGGTGGTGCTTTAAGTAAAAAGTTAAATACTAAACGTGTAGATCAACTTAAAAAAGCAGATTTTCTTTTTGAAGAAGCTGGTTTAGTTTCTAAAAATAGTGATGAAATAGCGAAAGCTATGAAATTTATGCGGAGTGGTGATGAGGCTGCTGCAAAACAATTAGCTGCATTAAGTCCTGAAATTCGCAAAGCCGCTACTATGGCTTCTAAAATGCCTGTTGAAACTAGGTTAAGATTACCTTGGTCAACTCCTTTGGTTGCTGCTGTAGCTGCGGGACCTGGCAGAGTGTTTCGGTTGGCTACACAAAAGAAACTTGTCGATACTTTAGATCAGGCTTTAAACACTAAGAAACCTATTCGTGCTATGAAAGTAGGCAATGATCCCGATATGGGTTTAGCGGGCATTTATTTAGAACGAGGAATGAATAAAGGAGAAATTACTGCACGTAAAATATCTTCTCGTTTAACAGAAAAAGCTAAAGAAATAACTCAAGAAGCTAAAAGACTTAATGTTCCTTTTGAAGAATTATTAAGAGCTTCTAGCAGGCCGTTTAAAAGCACTGCGATGCCTCCGTCTATAAGTGGTTTGGGTGACGAAGGTTTACAATTTCACAATAAACTTGTTGATTTTTGGAAAGAAGCTGAGACTGTAGTCAACGAAACTACTGGTAAAGCATTGTTACAAGAAATGATAGGTGACATGTACTCTGCTAGATTTCTTTCTGAGGAAGGCGCTCAGATTGTAGGAGTTGGCAATTTTCGAGAATTTATTCCTAAGGGGGTTGGTGGGCTACAACGGAGAACGCTTATCACTCCTTCTAATTATGATTCTAAAGTAAGCACTCTTGGTCCTAAAAAAACAGCCGAAATGTATACGACTAAACATTTTGGTGATGACATTATGGATGTTACTGGTCCTAAAGCTCATCCAGATGGTCTTTCTGTTGAAGATCAAATGGAAGTTATTGGTAAAAAATATATGGGCGAAGAAGATTATAAGAGTCTTTTTAGTGATGATTGGGTTGATGTCATTCCACGGTACATAAATCGTATGTCTCAATTTGGCAGAGAACAAACCATTCTTTCCTATTTGGAAGATTTTGGTGTGCTTGTTAAAGGTGGTGTGGGTGAAGCTATTGAAAGAGATTTAGCAGGCCGTTTAGAGCAAATAAAAAATCTTGGAAAATCTACTAAAAAAAGTAGAATAGCTGCACGAAAAAATGCCACAGCAGCAAACAGCGCTTTGCGAAATGCTCAAAGTAAATACAGCGATGAAACAGCTAGTATTCTTTCAACTACTGAAGATCTTCAATTACAACTAGATGATTTGATGCAAGATGTTTTAGATAACACTTCTGGCTCTCCTCAAGGTGTTCCTTTGACTGATAAAAAAATAGTTGTTGATGTTCAAAAAAATTTAGCTAATAGATCAAAACAATATTCAGCTAGAAAAAATGAATTAGGCAGACAGTTGCAAAAATTAGAAAGAATAGTTAGAGCTGTCAGCAAAGTTCGGGCAGGTACTCAGAATCCTCAAATGTTTACAACATTAAATAAAACTATTAAAGAAATAGGAGATGCTTTAACTATTGCTAATGCTGACCAGTTGAGTTTAATGATGACGGATGAAACTGTGGTAGCAGGTCAACGTTTGCAAGAACTTCTTGCGGGAGAGCTTGGTGGAAAACCTTTTGATCTTAAAACTCTTGATCCGACCACTCAACGTTTTAAAAATTGGGAAGAAATTTATAAACTTGCCGATCAAATAGACGATGATATAGGTGCTTCTAAAATTACTATGAGAGCAGATTCTGATTTTCTTGCTCAAGCTCGTAGGCGTATTAGAGAACAGCGAACTCTTTTAAACGAGTTGAAAGATTCTGGTGTTAAAGGTCCCGCTGCGCGTGCATTGGCTTCGGATGTAGCCGATCCTGGTCGTTTCAAATTACAACAGTTGCAAGAAGATGCAATGGATTTTCAAGAACAACTATTGAGAGATAATGAAAGGCTGATAGAAGAAGAAATATTACGTCAGTCTAGATTGGCTACAACCAATACTGACGAAGCTACGTTGCTGGCTTTAAGAGAAATAGACATTGCTAACAATGTGCGTTCTTTAGAAGCTGATATTGCCACTGCTAGAGCTACAGGTAGAACAAGTGAACTTATTTCAGCGGCTGATACTCAAGAGCAGGCTTTAAAAATTTTTAAAGACAGGCGGCAAGTTGTAGGTTTTACTGAAGCGTTTAATGAAGGTTTGTCTAATCAAATTTTAGGCGAAAAGTTTGGAAATTATTTGGGTGTTCCTGCTGGGGAAACGGCCGAGTTGTTTCAAAATGCTTTCATGGCTGCTGCTAGGATTAACAATCCGCAAGCTTTGGGAGAATTTGGTAAAAGCTACTCCAAGTTGTTGAACTGGTGGAAGGCTCAAGCGGTAGCATCAACAGGATTTATTTTGAGAAACATGATGGGTGGTGCTTGGATTAATTCTCAGATAGCTGGTGTTGAGATGGGGGTACACTCTAAGATTGTTGGTTTAGCGCGAGCAGCTATTAAAGCTGGTAACGGTGATATGAGAACAGGTGCGCGTGTATTAAAAGATGCTGGCAAACCCGTGCAATTAGATAATGTTTTCGGTGTAGGCCGCACTGCTTCTGCAAGAGATTTAGATATTTTTAACGAAATGGTAGATGCTGGCATAGCTAGTGGTGGACAAGCATGGTCTGAGGTTGAAGATGCTTTGTTTGATTTAGGTTTAGGTGGCACTTGGAATCCTTTCTCTGCTCAATTTAAACCGTTTCGTAGTATCCGTAAAGCAAATGAAAAAGCAGAGTTCATGTTGCGTGGTAGTGTAGCTTTTGATGCTATGGCCAACAAAGGTAAAAGTATTGATGATGCGTGGGATCTAGTAAGAAAGTATCATTTTGATTACTCGGATCTTACAAATACTGAACGTAAAATTAAAATGGTTATTCCATTTTGGAAATGGCAAAAATCTGTGTTGCCTGTTTTGGTTGAATCAATAGGCAAAAACCCTAAAGCTTGGGGTAGATTGCAGCAACTCAAAGGTGAATTAGAATTAACTTCTGATGAAGAAAATTTAGTTCCTGATTATTTTGGTAAATCTATGGGAATACGTTTACCTTTCAAATGGGGGGATAGTCGTGTATACACTTTGCCTGATCTGCCCTTCAAAGACCTTAAACGTTTCACCGAATCTCCTACAGCTCCTTTCAGAGGATTAGCTGAAGGTGCTGTTCCTTTTCTGAAGCTTCCTATAGAAATTTGGAGTGGAAAGCAAGTATTTGGCAACATGGAATTTAGTGGCAGGTATCAACAAGTTCCTAATTCTTTTCAATTACTTCCAGGTTTTATGCAAACATTAGAAAAATTGGGTAAAGCAAAAAAGAATTATAGCGGCGATTGGAAAATGAGAGATAGAGATATTCACATTTTTGATTCTTTTATGCCTGTGTTGGGTCGAGTTAGAAGATTGTTTCCTAATGAAGAATCGAAACAGAAACGTTTAATAACTTCATGGGCATCTTTTTTGGTCGGTGGTGGTTTAAGATTTAATGATGAAAGATCTAAACAAAGTGCTTGGTTTAATGAACAAAAAAAAGCCGATCAAGATTTTAGAGACATGGAAGATATCGAGTTCCGAGAGATTTAACGGGACAAAACGGAGTATAAATAGATGAAACACATCTCAAGAAAAGAATGGGGCGCTCAACCGCCACCAAAAGGAAAATTCGACAAACTCAACCGTGCCAAAGTGCAAGGCGTAGTTATACACCACTCAGGTGTGCAAAACGGTCCGAAAGGATCAGATGCAGTTAAAGCATTTGAACGTCACCACATGGGCAAAGGATGGGATGGTGTTGGCTACAACTGGCTTGTAGACGAATCGGGAACTATTTTTGAAGGGAGAGGATGGGATAACCGTGGAGCGGGAACTAAAGGTTGGAACAGTCGTTCAATCAGCGTGTGCTTTACTGGCTGGGGTTTTAATAAGCCTGGCGACAATGCTTTACGTTCTTTACAAACAGTTGTTGATGCCGCTGAGTACCATTTCGGCAAAGGGCTTTGGGTTTCAACGCATCGTAAAAAAGCTAAAGAAGGCTACACGACGTGTCCTGGTGATTGGTTAGGCAACTGGGTTGAAAGCGGTATGGGTGTCGTTGAGGCTCCTGAGACTGTTGACTGGGGTGCGATCATCCAGTTCTTTAAAGATTTACACGAGCAGGTTAAGAAGACTCCTTTGTCTCGGCCTTCTCGTAGCCGTGGTTTACCTGTGCGTTTAGTGCAGGGAAAGTTAGTGGAACGAGGTTTCGATCCAGGTCCTGTTGATGGGATTTTCGGTAAGAAAACTGGTGACGCTATCAGAGCATTTCAGGAAACACAAGGTTTTTTGAAGGTTACAGGTGTGGTGAACGGTGAAACGTTCGGCTGCCTGTTTATACAGTAAGGAAAAATATTATGCCAAGAGGTAAAGGATACGGTCCTTCGTTTCAAGAAACGTTCGGGTCGCAAGATGACCAGCCTTACAACTCTACATCTTCATTCAACATGTGGGATATGAGTAAGAAGGCTAAGAAAGCCGCAGCTTATTTGCGGAACACTAATTTGGGTAACGCCGCTAATGGTGGCCGCCCGTTTGGAAAGTAGGGGATTATGCACGGACATTTAGATGGTACTACTCCCAGCACTAAAGCTGAGAGTGTGGTCGTGTCGAGTGTGACACGCCCTACAGCTAATCTGGGTACGTTAACTGGTGACGCTATGTTACGGATGAGTAACGGTATGCGTTCCATGTTCGACGAAAACGACTGATGGGTCGCAAACCTAGAAAACCTAGGTACTGACAGTGCCTCTCAGACGAGGCTCCGATCAGAAAACCATCAGTCAAAACATAGGCACTCTGATCTCTGAAGGATATAAACGGGATCAGGCTGCCGCTATAGCGTATGATAAAGCTAACAGGAGTAAAAAAAGAAAATGAAAAACTTAACTGATCTATTAGAAAGAGCGGCTTGGACTTTCGCCCAGTCGTTTCTTGGTGTGTTTGTTGTAGCTGACTTGTCGTCAGCGAAGGGTGCGGGCATCGCAGGCTTGGCTGCCGCTGTGTCTGTCGCTAAAACCTTCGTTAAGGATCGTGTAGCTAAATAACAATGGATGAAAACGTTGACGTTGAAGAAAAATGGCAGGAGTTTCTGAACGCTGAAGGCTGGCAGATCTCCAAAGAAATTTACGACAATCTTCAAGCAACGTCAACAGTGTTGGACACTGATGATGGAACCCACGCAAAATGGTCCTCTAATGGAAAACTTGGGTTACTGTTAGTGTTTGATGACGATGAAGCTGACGCTCTTGTCGCTACCTATTTCGCTGGAATGGATGGTAGCGATGAGGCTCAGTCGTGTTTCGGAGTGTGGATAGCTTCGTTGATGAACATGTTAGACGCTT